CAAATCTCAAAGTGTAGGTGTCGGCCAGCAGATGCACCGGTGTTGCCCATGATGCCTAGTCGAGTACCGGCCTTGACCTTCTCGCCCTTTACAACAGTTAGGGAACCCTCGACCATGTGAGCGTAGCGTGTGACATAAGCCTCGCCGTCAATAATGACTCTTAGGTCAACATAGTAGCCGACCCCACCAAGTGAGCCGTCTGGGTTCTTTAGCTTTGAAGTGCCAGCCGCGATGACCTTGCCATCATGCCAGGCTTCATTGTAAATCTTTGCCTTTGGCCCCCAGAGATCTACACCATTGTGATGTTTCTTATACTTCTCGATTGGGTGAATACGCCAGCCAAAAGGTGAGGTGACTTTCCAGTCTTTACCAAACTTGCCATCTAGGGGCATCTGAGGTTTTGATGTCATTACTTTCCTGTCATGTTGATTACGAGTCCAAGGATGGCTACAACTGAACCGGTCAGCCCTGCGTAGGCAATACGCTCAATCCAAGCAAGCCGAGCTAGTGTCAGCTCAACCTCTCTGAGTCGGTCTGGTACTTGATCCAGGTGATTCAGCTTTTCCAAGATTGCCACAAGGGTTTCCCCATGCTCAAGTTGCTTGGCGTAAATTGCTTGCTGGGTAATGCGTACCCCAGTTGTTTCCTCAGCCATTAGTTTTTGCCAGAGAAGTCCACTAGCTCCCAAGCTAGGTTTTCTTCATTCCAAGAATAGGTAAATCCGTCAGTTGGATAAGGTGTTGGTGATTCCCATTGGCAGGTTTCTTCTATAAGTTGCCAGCTAGGGTATGGCTTAGGTGGAATAAAGGCGTCACGAGTTAAATCATAAGTAAAACCAAAACCAGCGTAGTTTTTTCTTATCTTTCCGTTGTAGCTTGTTCTTTTACAAACTTGACCCCTAAAGTTTCCGTACCAAGTTTCGGTATCAAGACCTTCAATTAGTTCACTCTCGTCAATTCCTGTAATGACTTCAGTGACAATGTTGTTGTCATCTAAAAATGCGTAATGTGCCATTATGCTGCCCAACTTACATTGCCAGTTCCCTGAGTGATTGTTGTCACCTTATTGCTTCCAACTGTTGCTGTTGAGCCTGTCAAACCAGCTCCAATTGTAATTGTAAAAGCAGCAGGGTAGCGTAAGATAACTACTCCTGAGCCTCCAGCACCACCACCGTAAGGTTGATTGTTGCTAAAGCCACCACCGCCACCACCGCCACCTGTGTTTGTGGTACCAGCAATCCCAACTGAGGTACTTCCAGCACCACCACCGCCAGCACCACCAGCACCAGCTTGATTTTGTGGAGCACCACCAATACCGCCACCGCCACCGCCACCAGCTCTAGTTACAGAACTTCCTGTAATTGAAGATGAAATGCCATCTCCACCTTTACCGCCAGAAGTTGCTGCTGAAGCACTACCGTTAGCACCTGCTTGCGAAGCACCACCACCGCCACCAGCTCCACCTATGCCACTACCAGTTCCACCATTTAGACCCTGTAGAGCTGTCCCTGAACCTATTGTTCCGCCTCTTGCGCCACCACCAGAACCACCGCTACCAGCGTTGTTACTTGCGCCTGTGCCGAATCCACCGCCTTGCGATGTGATAGAAGCAAAGGTGCTGCTTATTCCGACACCTCCAGATGCTCCGTCTGAGTTGCCAGCACCAGCGCCACCTGCTCCAACTGTGACGGTGTAGTTAGTTCCTAAAATAATGTTTGTACCAAACTCGAAAGCGCTTTCTGCGCTTGAGTTTGCTCCTGAAGATTCGCCGACTACTGAGGAGCGATAACCTCCAGCACCTCCAGCGCCACCTACGCCACCGCCACCGCCACCGCCAGCAATGACTAAATACTCAAGGATTCTGCGAGAAGCCCCAGCAGCACTAAAAATACCTAACGCTGATTGAGTCATCTAGACCGCCGAGGCGTTCCCTACGATTCTGTATGCGTTAGTACCCACACAGATAACGGATACAGCGTCATAACGCTGACCAATGGTGTAAGCGGTGCCGGCGGTTCCTCGACCTGCAAGGCTAATGGCTGTGCCTTCTCTAACGATCCGCACAGTTCCAGCACCATCTTGCAAGATGTCAACACGCTCGCCAGCCTGAAAAGCTGTTGCTGTTCCAATAGTGACTGTGCTGTTAGAAGCAGAGTCAAACTCAAGAATCTTGTAGCGGTCAGAGGTTTGAACTGTGTAAGTAGTAGCAGTAGACGCTGTTAGTGTCACCTCGTTGCTGAGGTACAAGTTGACATCAGCAGCGGCTAGGACTTCACCAGCGGTAAAGGTTTTTCTTGGCATAGGGTTCCTTTGTTGTTGTTTTTAGTTTACTACTCGTAGGCAAGGCGGTCATTGTCTAGCTGGCCCAGCACAGCGTCATCAAGGATAAAGATGGCAAAGTCAAGGCGTTCTAAGCTAAAGCTGATGTTCTTGTTGTTTGGGTTCCAGTCATGGTTGATACCGATAATCCGGCAATACTGCTCGATGGCTGGGGGTATGTCAGAAGGCTCAAACCTGACCAGCACAATGTCGCCAATCTCAAGATCTAGCACCTTGCCTTGGTTCTCTGTGGTCAGGGTGTCCATTACAACTGTCACAGTTTCAAAGCGGTACTGAGGCTCTTTGTACCTGGCAAGCAGGAACTCAGCAAGGAACTCTAGCTGGGATGGGTCTTGTATAAGCAAGCCAGTCTGGGACAGGCTTCGTGGGCCATACAGAGCTTGTGAGTCTGCATCCTCGGCAAAGGCTTGCTCAGGGATAAGGTCGGCGTTCTCAAGGGTGATTCGGTTGTAAAGGTTCTCTGATCCATAAACAATGTTGACATCGGCAAACTGGATGCCTGTGTATTCGCCAGCAACAATCTCATCGCTGAATACGATGTCAGGCACATTTGGGACAGCGTTTCGCTCTCGGTAAGAAATCTTGCCGTCTTTTGCCAGAAACAAAGTACCAAACTCAGAGTCAGATACAAGCTGTAGATACTCAAGTGTTCCTGTGCCCTCAGCCACATCGGTGTCCAGCATTACAGAGTTGCCAGGGTCAATGTCCCTAAGTTCCTCTGGCCAGTCAACTTCTGGCCTGTCTAGGACTGTGTTGATTCGAGCACCGGACAGCTCTGAGTCAGGGGTAAATTCCTCAAGTCCTGAGTTAGCCAAAACAGAGAAGGCATCTGATACCTGTATCTGGACAACAGACTGCTTGCCTGGTTCGTACTGAATGTCAAAGTCGTCAATAAAGCCTCTGAATACAGGCAAGTCATTAGCAGATACTCTTACCGAGCGTCTAGGTACAAGCTGACCAAAGTAAGGGCCGTTCTCGTAAAGGGGGTCAAACTCTCTATCCGAGTTGTCAACAACGATTGTGACAATACCTGCGTCAATGCGATCTAGAGCATTGTTCTTGCCTCGTCTGACAGTTGTAGTGACTAGGCGTGGGGTGATGTCAAATAGTCGCTCGCCACCAAGGGTAAAGCTTGTGTTGTCTAGGACACCCCTGATTGGGTCATCAAGCACAAAGGCAAAAGGATCACGCTGGCCAAGGTCAAGACCTAGCTCAACTTTGACTGATGGAGCTGGCACTATGCACCCTGCCAGACAGCACCAGAGGTACGCTCGTAGGCCTTGATAGCGTCAACGATAGCCTTACCGATAGTTGAGCCTGAGCCAACACCGCCGTCAACATTTATGTTGTAAACAGTCTGCTGGGCTTCCCTGCTGAATAGGCTGTTTGTGCCAGTCGTAGCAATCTGACCAGCCAGGCTACCAAACTCTGCGTATCCAGCGTTGATAGCTGCAAGACCCTCAGCACCACCCATAACCAGTGCCTCAGCTAGTCGAGCACCACCCATTGGTCCGGCAGAGATGACCTGCTGTAGCAGAGCAGAGTTAAGACCTAGGCCAGAAAGCTTGGCTACATTCGTAGCAAATGAGCGTAGCTTTACAAGCATCTTGTCCATGTTGCGAGTAATTGAGTTGGTAGATCCACCAAGCTCAGTGAGATTGAACGCTCCAAGAATTGAGTCTTTGATTGATCCAAAGGTATTTTTTACAGCATCTGCAAATGAGGCATAAGCTCTGGCCTTTGCGTCTAGGGCATCTTGCACAGAGGTGTCTTTGATCGGTTCCTCGGCTGTAGTGACTGCCTCAACTGCTGCATCTGCAACAACCTTGAGATTCTTTTCCATGTTTCTTAGGTTCTTAGTTAGCTTGCCATTGTTCTTAGTAATAGCAGCTAGAGCTTTGTTAGCTCGCTTTACAGGTGCTGCACCAGAAGTAAGTCGAGCAGCAAGCCCTTCGCTAACACCGGCTGCAACTAGCTTGGCTTGCTTTTTTACAACAGTGGCTTCACGCTTTAGGGTTTCACCAAGGGATAGCGTCTTAGGTGCAGCACCGCCAGAAGGTAGGTCTGGGGTAAGGTTCAGGTCCAGGTTAAAAGCAGCATCTGCGGCTTGGCGAGCTAATCTATCCCTAAATCCTTGAGCATAGTTGCTACCAGCTCTAGGGTCTACTGTTTTGACTGTAGGCAATCCATTGAACTCTTTTTGGGCGGTAATGGCTCCCAAGATTGAGTAAGTTATTTTCTGCCAGATTGTGTTGATTGGGTTTAGTTTTGAGGCTGCCCCACTTACAGCAACGACTTCAGTATCAAAATTAGAAAGAGCAGTTGTGGACTTTTCTATCGCTCCCTTTAACTTGACATACTCTGTCACCACAGCTGCAACAGCAGCAACGACACCGATTAGCAAAAGGGCAGTTTTTAGTTTGCCAGCTGCAATAGTGGCAGTTGTCATTCCTGTGGCTACTTGTGCAAGCCACCATTTGTTTAGTGCTAGGGCAACATTTGTAAGTCCAATAGCAACCTGCATTAGCTTGTAAGCAGTGTTCAAAGCAAAGATAGCGGTGACAACTTGCATAATTGTCACAGCGTTTTCACTAAAGAATCGAGCTAAGTCAACGATTGTCTTTGTAAGTGCCTTCCAGTCAACAGACTCAATAGCAGCCTTTAGCTCATCTCCAAGCTGTCTAGCCATCTCTTTGATTTGTGGCAATGCATCGGTAATTGCTGGGATAAGCATGAGCCCGATGTCTTTGGTAAGGTTCTCAAACTCGGTGCTTATAGTCTTTAGTTGGTTGCCAAGGGTGTCTTGATACTTTATGTAGTCGCCCTGTTGAATTGTTGTCTGTTGCAAAATGGCATAGTAAGCTGCCATCATCTTTTGCTGGGCACTTAAGGTTCCAGTGACTTCCTTACCAGTCGCATTGAATAGTGCAAGCTTTAGTCTGTCCTCGTCTAGAAAGACACCAAACTTTCTAAGAGGCTCGGCTTGTCCCATAAGACCAGACTGAATAGCATTTAGAGCTTCCTCTGTTGGGACATCGTTGAAGGAACCAAGGTCACCAGCAAGTTGCACCATTGTGGTTGAGAACTTGCTGGCTTCCTGTGTTCCAAGTCCTGCACCAGTAGCAAATAAGCCAAAGGTTTTAGATGCTTTCAAAGCCTCTGTAGCACTTAGACCTGCTGACTGTGCGGCTTGTTCTGCGAAGGCTTGAACGCTCTTGGCTGCCTCACCAAATACTTGGTTGACACCCTCAAACTCAGCCTCAAAGTTAGATGCAGACTTAACGGCCTTGCCAAGCAAAGCCGTACCACCGATGACTGCTGCACCCATGACTGCAAAGTTGCGACCAAGAGATCCGATAGAGGTCTGTAGGGTTGCGAACTGTGCGTTAGCTTGCTTTAGGCCTTTAGGGTCAAAGCTGGTGAGGATGGGGATTCTAATTGCCATTAGCGAACCTTAAGTTTCTGGTTGATTTTTGCAGCATAAGCATCAAGGGTTTTCAGCATGTCAGCAGCGATGCCGTCTACCTTGCCAGCTAGGGCTGGATAGATGTAGCGAGATGGAACTCCACCTAAGTTATCGGTCATGCCCTTACCCTGTCCGTTTATGCGGTACTGGAATTGACGGCTGTTGCCACGCCTAACGACTGGCCTCGACTTGGTTGGGTTCTGTCTGCCTGAGCCACCTCTGCGACCAATGCCCTTGTATTCGTAAGGCAAGCGTGGACCATGCATCATTGTGCGTCTGCCAGCCAGGTCAGCAATCTCAAGACCAGCAGCATCCCCAGGTGAGATGACCTCAATCCTTACTAGCGAGTGTGAGTTGCTTAGTCTGTGCTGTCTTAGATCTAGATTGGCCTTTACAAGTGCCCCTGCAAAGCGAGTACGACCATAATGATTCATGCCTGATAGCGGTGCTGTCTTTGGCAGGTTAGCTTTGATGGCTGTGACTGCTGGCTCGGCGATACGCTTGATGTCTTTGCGTAGCTCTCTAATGCTTCCTGGCTGAACAGCATCTAGAAGTTGCAAGGTTTCCTTGATACCTTCGATGCGTATTTTTGTTGTAGCCACAGGACTCCTAGATAGATTACTTGTCTAATTCTACCCAAAAGAAAAACCCCCTTTCGGGGGCTTATCTTTTAGAGCTGTGGCTTTGATTCTTAAAAATCAAATACCGGCTAATTGTCCAGAGCATTCGTTCATCGAGTTCTAGCAACTCTCTAGGACTGATGCCAGTTTCGACTGCCAGAGATGCTATAAACCAATGAGCTGATTGGTCTCCGAGACCCTTTATGCTTTTGGGTCGTCAGAGGCCGATACGGAGAGAACTCCGTCAATCCACTCATCGAAGGTTTTAGCAGTTGCCTTGGTGCGTGTTTCACTTGCCCAAGCTAGGAAAAGCAGGTGAGTGATTTTGAGGTCTTTGTCTAGATTCGCAATGGAGATGTTGAAGTGTGTTTCAAACTTCACCATGTCGGATGCTAGGCAGGTGACCTCTTTAGGTTCACCAGGCTTGTCGCTGAACTCTACTTGTAGGTTTATTTTCATGCTCTTAGCTTACTAGGCTGCTGTGGCTCTGGTGACTTCGCCAGATACAGGCCAAGTGACAGATAGGGTAGCAAGGTCGCCAACGGCACCGGCGAATGGCTGGTACTGGGTGACTAGAGCTGTGAAGCGGTACTCAGGGTTGGTTGCGGTGACTGTGCCTGAAGTAGGTGCAATCTTTACTGCAACTGTTGAACCCATAAGTGGGAATAGCAGAGCGTCAACTGAGCCAGCTCCGAAGTCCTGGTGGAAGTCTAGTGATACAGATGCATCACGAAGGCCCCCGATCCTTGTGCGATAGGTTTGCCCGAAAGCCGTTGTTTCGATTTCGTCTGATGTAATGTCAAGAGTCACAGAAGCGATATCCTCGCTCAGTACGGCTGTGCCGATTGTAATCTTGTAGTCTTGTGCGTAAAACTTTGCCATGTTGTTTCTCCTAGTTTGCTATGACTGTGACTGTGAAGTCAGCAGCCAGGTATGTGGTGTCGCTGATGTTCAATGAACCAACTGAGTCCATTGACACTACTCGGCAATCGTAGGCATTACCACCGAGAGTCTTATCTGATTCTACTGCAAACTTGATACTCTTGTCCCCAGTAGAAATGTAGGTGTCAAGGGTTCTTTGAGCTTCTCTTTCGGCAGCTCGCCCAACAATGACAGTAATGGTAAATGAGTAGCTGGTCATGCCGTTTGCGTAGGCTCTGTCGTAGGTGACAGAGTTTAGGGCAACAATGGCAATAGGTGGGTTTGGTAGATCAGGAACCTCAGCAGCAGTTCTCAGTCCAGGTATAGTTCCAAGGTTCTTAGCTAGACCCTGCCTAATTAGGCTGACGCTCATTAGCCGAAGTTCCTCATGATTCTGTAAGGCATAAGTAATTGCTCAACATCTGGGTCAAGGTACCGGCCAACTCGAATGGCTCCCATGTCACCAAAGCCAGCAACACCTAGAGGCGAGTCAAGACGCTTGAAAATCCTAGATGACTGAATGATGCAAGCTTGCTTAACTGCGGTAGGCACAGATGCCCAGCCCCAAGTTGCCGTGATCTTGACAAGTGCCTGATAATCAACAACTGGCCAGGTGTAATCGTTGATAGCTCTAATTCCTGTGTATGGGTAATAGAGTCCATCGGCTCGGCTGTTTACCGGCTCAAGCTGATAGTCGGTGACTTTCCACTCTGTGTAGGTGTCGCCAATCTCATCGGTTGACTCAACTTTGGTGACGCTGATTGCATCGTCAATGATTAGGTTGATGGCATCTGTAGCAGCAAAGTTGCGTACAGCGGTTCCAGCGTTAGAGAAGCTTCTGGCTGTGAAGCCGTCAATAAGTCTTGAGGCAGACTCGATGGCTGTTTCTAACAAACTATCATCGAGTGAATCTTGGATGCGTAATGCCGCCTTGACTTCTGAAAGTGAGGCGTAGCCGTTTGTGATTGCCATAATGTTCTCAATTCTACCCTCGTCAAGGGTATGGTTTAGGGGCTAAAAGCCCAGCTCTTGCCTGACCTTTGCAATGTAAGCGTTGCCAATCTCATCATTTTGAGGTTTGCGGTTTACGCCACTAAGGGTTTCATGGTTGTACCCTAGATCGTGAATAATCCTAACAGTGTTGGCATGGTATGGCTTTGCCCCTGCTGCAACACACCTAATGTAAAGCTCCCAGTCATCCCAGATTGTGCCCTTAGTCACGCCACCTGTTTTGTTGTATAGCTCTAGCTTCATAGGTGCAGCACCTGGGCAAGTCATTCTGTAAGGCAGGTGTTCTGGTTCCCATCTGCCATCAAGAATCTGGCCATTGTGCTTGAATTGCACCTTGTCAATGTAGATGTCACAGCCCTCAGCATCGGCTTGCTCTATCTCGTCAAAAGCCCCTGGCAGGTATTGGTCATCTATGCCACAGACCGAGAACCAGTCGGCTGTTTGGTTGGCTTGCATTAGATCTCTAAACTCGCCAAAGTCATCTCCATCAAACTCAATAAACTTAGTGATTGCTTTGTATTGCTCTGGCAGGGCAGCCAAGGAAGGCTCTTTGTTCTGAGCATCATAGATAAAGACAATTGTGTCGGGTTGTCTGTTTAGCCCAACCACGCCATCCCACCATTGAGAGATAAAGCCGGTGTACCTTGTGCCAAAGACCCCAGCACTGAGACCTATTGTAAGACTGTGTTCCAAAATAACTCCTTAGCGTTGGTGGCTAACTCAGCCAATGTATCAGGGTTTTGCCAGTCAGGGATGGATGTTATACCAGCCAACTCATTGGTGTGAACAATACAGCCTGACAATACTGCCTCAAGCACAGTCCTTGGCTCTGCGTCAAAGCCAGTAGGTAAAAAGACAAAGTGCTTGGCCCTGCTCATTGTTTCAAGCACCTCAGACCTTGGCTTGTCATGCATCATCTCTAATCGGATGTTGTTTTCAATAGCCCACTTGATTGCTTGGTTTGGACCCTTTTGCTCATGCATCCTTGCAGCCCATAGTGCAAAATCCTCTTTGGGTTTAGCTGTGAATTGGCTAGGGTCGTTTGGGCTAATAATCCAAGTGCTTTTCTTTGGGCTGGTCCACTCAAGCTCAAGCTCTAGGTGTTTAGGTGTGTGACAAATCAGCGTTGAGGCAGAGCTAAGTAGCTCTTTTCTTTCCTCTGTTCTTGTCTGCAAGTGATGGACAGAAACAATAGGTTTTCGCCTAGCAAGCTGAGTCATGGCATAGGGGCTAAGTAAGTCTGTGCCTGTGATCACTATCTTGTCGAACTCTAGAGCTTGCTTCCAATCGTAAGGGTTGATGATTTTGTATTGAGTTGGGGCATCAGTAAGCAATGTCACATCGGTCATCTCTGCCCCACCAATTAGCTTGCCGTCTTTGTCGGGTAGGTGGTGAGATACCCAGGCAATCACTTGAGTAGTTTCTTTAGCACTGGCATCCAGTTCTCTTGCCAGACCTTTTCATGGTCGTAGTTTTGTGCAAACTCAACAGCCTTGGCTGACTTGTTCTTGCCCTTAGCGTAGGCCTGTTCTAAGGCTTCTACTATCTCTGGCACCGATGGGATGTTCCAGAATGAGTGCTGGGCTGGATCGTAGAGTGGCTGACCATTGACTGCCCAACCATCTCCGACCAGCTCAGGTGAGGCAGCAAACTTGCTGACAATTACCGGCACACCACAAGCTTGAGCCTCAACTGTTGGAATGCCAAACCCCTCGCCATAGCTTGTAGCAAGCATTACATCCCAGCTTGAGTAGATTCCTGCAAGGGTAGATTGTGGCATCCCATACTTGTAAGCAAGTGGGTCTGGGAAGGTCATGTTGTCAATCGGGATACCTAGCAACTGACCTAGTGCCATAAGATTCCAGCCATGAGGTGAGCTTGCATCTGCGTGAATGTAAAGCATGGCATCTGGGTGCTTGCGAGCGAACATTGCAAAGGCCATCATGTTTTCTGAGTAGGCTTTGCGGTGCAAGATACCTGATGCCTTGTTAGCAGCGTTCATGCCGACTACAAAGCGGTCATTTTCAAAGCCCATGTATTTGTCAACTGGCAAACCGTCAATCTTGTCTGTGAACTTGAATACCTTGGTGTCAATGCTGTGAGGGATGTAATGCCCCTCGACACCTGCCTTGTTTATCTGCTCTAGACCAAACTTGCTCATGGCAAGCGGTGTGACATTTTCTTTTTGTAGCCACTTCAAGACTGCTGGTGGGATTGGGTTGTGGTCAACAGGTGTCCAGCTTGCAATCGGAATAGTGTCAAAGCCCTTAGCGTTTAGAACCCAAACATCGTAAAGGGTAATCATCAAGTCAGGCTGGTCAGCGTTTAGGGCTTTCCAATGCTTGTGATGAGCTGGGGTCACATCGTTTGAGTAGGCTTCTGAGCCTCTGGCATAAATTGGAATCTCGCCGTACTCGGTGTGGTAGATCGTGTTGATGCCCTCATGCCCATAGTTAGACAGAGATGCAACATTGGCACCATCACGCTTTAGCAGTTTGACTAGGGCATCGGTAGCTTGGCCGTATCCGGTTGGCTGTCCTGGCGAGTTGCTAAAGACAGATACAGTGCCCTTTAGTTTTCTTTTAGTCTTGCTCATGTAGGTTTCTCCCTTTGTTGTCATAATCCTAGCAAAAGACAAGCCCCAAGCGAACCTACACGCTTGGGGCTTGTCAGCTTATTTAGCTAGGGCTAATTACTTACCCTGGTAGAAACCAATGTGGGTTGCGTGGGTTAGTCCACCGTCAACTCGCATTAGGCCTCGGTAGGTCACAGTGTCAGTGTTGAAAGCGAAGTCTGCTGACTGGTCAACTCTCATTCCACCTGCTACACGAACCTTGAATGATGGCAAGTGTCCGAACAATACTGACTTAGCAGCAGTTCCAACAGCAGCAACATTCGGGTTCTCGTACACTGGGTAGCCAAGCAACTGAGCTGGCTGACCGTTTACAGCGTTGTCAAGCCAGATGTAGTTTCCTGCACCATCCTTGAGCTTACGAGCTGCTGCAATACCGGTCTTGCTCATCTGGAAGCCTAGTCCTGGAAGGACACGAGCACCATCAGCGATTCCATACACTAAGTCAACCAAGTCCTCGTATGTTGCAGCGAAGTTGGTTGCGGTACCACGAACTACTGATCCAGCAGCAGCGGATAGCTTTGTGGTTAGAACATCGTTGACTTTTAGGCCAAGTGAGGTTCCAAGCTGCTGTGCGATGTAGCTAGTGATGTTGAATCCAGCGTCAGAAACAAGTTCCTGTGCAACCTGAACTAGAGCACCGTACTTCTCAGCACCAAGGGTGATGGATGAGAATGTTGGGTTGGACTCTGAGATGGTTCCTGCTGCTGCAACTGAACCAGAGGTTGAGGTTGCGGTCACAGTTGGGATAACTAGGTTCTCACCAGATGTGGTGTTGAATACCTCAGAGGTAGTTAGCATTGGGCCAACTAGCTGTGCGATAGCAAACACCTGGTCGTAGAAGCTCTGGCCAACAGTGTTAGCTGATGGAACTAGGGTACGAGCCTCGCGAGCGAACTCGTGTCCACGAATCTCACCTGTTGCGATTGAGCGAAGGATGTCAGCGTCAGTGTTTACTGGTGCTGTGGTTGGTGCGAATGAAGCGGCTGCCTCAGCTGCACGAGCCTCACGCTCAGAGATTGAGCGAGCGGTTGAGATAGCTGTGTCAGCTGAGTCAATGTCAGCTTCGATACGAGCAATCTTCTGGTTTTCTTCTGCAGTTAGACCACGCTTTTCAGCCTCAGCAAAGTCAAGAACTTCTCTTGCCTGTGCGATGAGGTTGTTGCGAGCGTCAATCTGCGACTTGATAAAGTCAGACATGATTCTCCTGTTAGTTAGTTGATTAGGGTTTCCTGCGGTGCTGACACTCAACAGATACAGCGGTGCTAACACTCAACTGATAAAAACAAGTTTATAGGTAAAAGAAAACCCCAGCTCAGGAAGGGGAACCGAGCTGGGGCGAAAGAAACAGTTAGCGAGTTTCTTTACTGTCAACAATCCTAACCTCTTTGGCTGGGTTGACTGAGTTTGTGTTGTCTAGCTCCCAGACTGCCTTAGCAAGGTCCTCGGCTAGGTCTTTGATTACACCTGCTGATGGGTTGCCAGCGGTCTTTAGGATAGCTGCTTTGATTTCATCTTTGGTTGCCATGTTTAGATCCTTTTCAATAGAAGGTCAAATTGTTTCTTTTTTAGGTCCAGCAAGTCAAGGCTGTTGTCAACAACATCCTCAGTTTCTGGCTGTGCCTTTAGCTTGTTGACTACATCGTTGATGAGGTCAGCAGACTTGGTATCTAGTTCCTCGCCGGACTCTAGCTTTAGCAATGCATCAGCAAGGTCATCAGGGTTGATGGTTGGCTGTGCTGATCTAACTGTTGCAGTTGTTGCTCCGTAGGCTGGGAAGCTCACGACTGACACCTCAAATAATCTGACAGACTCCAATGTCCTTGTCTGTCCATCTCTTGACCAAGTATCTTTGATGACATTGAAACCAAAGCTCATTGAGTCTATAACTTTAGTTCTCAATAGCTCGGCAACATCTCGGCCTCGTGTTGTGTTTGGGAGCTGGGCCGTGACCTTTAGTCCGACCTCATCCTCAACAAGCTGCATAGTGCCACCTCTAAGGGAAGCTAGGGGCTCACCTGCGTCATGATTCCAAAGTAGCTTTACTTCATTTCTGGACTGCAAGGAACGCTTGAAAGCACCAGGGGCAACATACTCGATAAAGCCACCCAAGTCCTCAGAAGGGGAATTGAAAACAGAGGCATAGCCAGTAAAGGTCATGCCATCACCCTCGGCTCTGACCTCAAACTTAGTTGAGTTGACTCTTACCTCTGGCTCTTTAGACTCAGGCTGTGGGCCGTCAATCTTTAGGGCAATAGCTCTGGCTACATCTAGCCACTTGTTTTTCTTGTCCATGCTGTTAGTTTCCTCTGCTCTGATTCTAGCAACTACTGAATCAGCGTAGTCTTTGGTTCTCTGTGCGGCTCGCTTGGATGGTCCTGAGCCCCAAAGTAAGTGAGCAACTACACCGGCAGATGGGTAGTTGTCTGAGCTTGGGTCAGCATCGGGCGAGTCTAGGTCTGGCAAGTGTCTAGCAATCCAAGCGGCAATCCTGACCCACTTGTCATCGCTGACTTCACCAGTAGCCATTGCCCTAGCTTCTCGAATAGTGCCAGGTGTGACACCATCGCCAGCAAGACCTTGCTCGTAATACTCAAGTCCACGCCTAGCAGCTGCCCTCATGTAAGCAGGTGCCTCTTGGTTGATAGCTCTTTCCTCAGAGTCAATGTCCTGATCTATGTCATTGTCTACTGTTGGAACGCTGGCTGGGGAGATGGCTGTGATGCCTAAGTCTGCATAGGCTGACCGGATTGCTTCGTTGTCATCTACTGCAACCATGACATTGTAGGTTTCTAGCAGTCTTTCGGCTGTTGCTTTTTTGTAGTCTGTTGAGTCTGTGTCGGCATCTGGCTTCATGATTAGCTGGTCAAAGTCCACGCCAAGCGACTCTAGCTCTGCAACTGTTTCTGATCTATCTGCTGCAAGTCGAGCTGTGACAATGATGATTGCAGTGTCCTCAAAGCTATCTAGGTAGTCCTGCACCTTGTCATTGCGGTTGCCCTCAAAGGTGACTAAGGTTCCGTCAATGTCTGCAATAACAGCAGGTGGTCCAGACTCTAATCTGGCTTCTGGCATCAAGTCATCGGACAAGTCTGGCTCATCCTCTAGCTCAACAGCAAGCATGGCTGGTGCTGGCACCTTTTCAAGTTTGAATACATTGAGCAACATGTATTTATCCTCGGTAGTAAAGATGCCTTTTTCATACTCGTAGATCTCAACAACAGCAAACTGGTCTTGGACCATCTCAACCTTGCCAAGCACAGTTGGGTCAAGCGGTGACCAGCTAACCCAGTCCCCAACATTTAGGGAACCAACGGCGGCTCGCTCACCTAAGAAGTCTGTCTTTTCTGCAAGGCTGATTGCTACTGCCTGGTCAATGGCTGACTGCTTAGAGTCATGGCAAGCAACTAGCTCGCCATCCTCTTTGACTACTGCCCAGTTTGGGCAATCATCTGAGTTCTCTGTGATGTAGTAGGGCACTCTATACCTGCTTCAAGAATCCGAGTTTGAGGTTTTCTTTGTTTGCTACTGCATAAAGCTCTGAGCTTGGTGACATTTGTAGGTGCAAGCTTTCTAGCTTGAGCAACTGCATCCCATTAGTAATAGTGACATCAGAACCACCAATAAAGATGCCGTCATCATTGTTCATGTTATGAATCGTCAATCTAAAGTCTGAGGTGCTTGTGCCGTCAACCAAGGTTGGAGTTAGTCCAACTGTCACCTGACCAGAGCTAATAAGTGCCAAGGCTATGCTCCGTAAACGCTCTCAGGATTGTTTGGGTCAATCTGTGCAACTGGCTGTAGCTGTGTGCTTGGTAGTCCGGTGTGGCTAATCTGTGGCAGACCGACAGCAGCAAGTGCCTCGCTTGGTGTAAAGCCTGAGATGACAAGCTGCTGTACCATCTTGACTCGCTTCTCATCGGTGATGACCTGAGTGTCAGCTAGTGCAATGTTGGCTAGTGGGACTCGGTACTGATCGCCGTTTTCAACTGGCTCTAAGTCCTCTAGTTTGCGGATGTCGTTGGTCGAGTAGAAGCCAGCCTGAGTTCCAACTGAGTATGAGGCAACTCTAGTTTCTAGGTCTGCTCTTAGTAGGTCACCGAACTGGAACTTGATAAAGGCATCGCCAGGTAGTAGGCGTGAGAACGCTGCCTCAACCTTTTCTGCTAGTGGGCGTAGGGTCATCGAAACAAACTGCAAGTTGTTCTGCTCGACAGAGGCGTAGCTTGCGGTGCCTGGTACACCTAGCAGGTGAAGTGGCACATTGAAAGCTCTAGCAATTTCCTCGACAGCAAACTTGCGTGACTCTAGTGCTTGGCTTGCCTCTGGGTCAGTGCCGGTGTTTACAAACTTAGCTCCACCAGATAGGACACCAGTCTTGTGTGCTCTGCGTGATCCGTTGCGGTGGCGTGAGTCAAAGCCATCAGCTAGTTGCTTAGCTTGCTCTGAGGTTAGGTTGCCTGGGAACTCGATGACACCCTGAGCTGATGCACCAGTGCCAAAGAATCGAGCAGCGTAATCGCTTAGGGCAATGTTTAGTCCTAGTGCTTGCTTTAGTGTTTCGACTCTTGAAAGACCTTTTAGATCTCCTGGCAAGATAAGGTCAACGATGTGGATGACATCATCGCTTGTAAGTAATCTGCCTTCGCCCTCATACTTGTAAACCTTTCGACCTACTGCCGAACGCTCAACCTCTACCTTTTCAGGGTTTAGGTTTACAAGGTTTACAACCTGTCCTTGTGCATCTCTAAAGACACGAGTGTAAGAGTTGCCATGTACCAGCAAAGAACTAAAGACCTGCTGAAAGAAAGCAGCCCTTGTGCTTAGGTCAATGTCTGGCTGGTCTAACCAAACTGGTCGGGGGTTCAAAGGTCGGCGAGTTGCACCAATCCTTAGATAAGCCCCACATGGCAAGGTTGAGATGGTGTCAGAGATAAGGCTGACAGCAGAGAAAAAGGCAACAATCTCAAAAGACTTTTTAGTAGTGACATTTACACCAGCCTCAGACTGCATACCCCAAGGCTCACCTGCACCCCAAACAGTTTGAAAGCTGATAGCTCTCTGCTCAAAAAGATTGCCTAACATTACTTACCTCGCTCAATAGCTATGCCGAATACGAGGACACCAGCACCAAGCAAAATAAGTCCTGCCGGTGGGTAGATCAGACCTGCACCTAGTGAGATAGTAAAGATGCCGATAGCTTGTAGGATTGTCGCTGTCATTACCAACCTAAATAAAGAATTGCGGAGTAAGTTCCTCAGCCTCTACTCTACCAACAGTTGCCCTATCAAAGGCCATGACTGCCGCCACAGCTGCGTCAATCTTTCGAGGTGAGCCTCGGTGCTCTTTTACAATTCTTGGGCCTAAGCGGTCAATCTTGATAACAGCGTTAGTCAAGTGCCTAGCTAGGGTTGGGTTTCCGTCATGGGTTAGGTTGCCCTCAGTGACAGCAGTGTAGAACTTACTTGATGCCTGAACCATGCGAGATGGCGAGCTTGACGGATACTCGACTATAGGCAAGCCTCGGTCTTGCATGGCTTCCATTGTGCGTTGCCACCTAAAAGGGTCACAGGCAATCTCTTTTACATTGTGATTCTGGCAAAATTGAATAATCTCATCCTCGACTTCTGAGGTGCTAACACGCCAATCATCGGTGTCCTCTGGCTGTTTCTCCCAGACTCTGATTAGCCCGACATGAGGTAGCTCGTCATCTTTAGGAACTGTGACATAAGCAAGGGCTGTGCAATCGCCGTTGAATGAGCCGTCAAAGCCCACAATGACAGGTTGGTCAGGGTCAAGCTCAAGCTCGGAATCTAACTGCTCCCACTTACCTGTTGGCAACCAAGCGTTGAGTGAGCTAACCCATTGGTTCAATCGCTTAGTTCTAAACTCTGGCTCTGGGGTGCTAAGTACTGCCGAGGCAAAGTCATCCTTGTCTACCAGATCATCAAAACCATGC